TCAAAGAAATTAAAAAATTACATCCAAGAAATACTATTGATATTCGTTAGTTTATGAAAAAATTTAATTATGATCTTTTTGACAATCGAAAAGACCTAATCGAACAAGACAACTCAGGTAACAATGGAAGAATGTATCATGCTCCAAATGGCACATATCCATCTATTACAAATCTTCTTTACGAAATAGTTTCAAAAGCAGGAATACAAGCTTGGAGGAATAAAGTTGGTCATGAAAAAGCACAACGAATTTCTACCAAAGCTTCTATTCGTGGAACTAAGATCCATAACGTGATAGAAAAATATATGCGTGGTGATGAGGATTATCTACAAGGAGTAGCACCAGAACATATTGAACTGGTCAAACTTGCTTTACCTCAAATCGATGAGAGAATAGACAACATTCGTGGTATTGAGTTACCACTTTGGTCTGATGGATTGAAGACAGCAGGAACAACAGATTTGATTGCTGAGTACGAAGGAGAACTGGCGGTTATCGATTGGAAGACTGCTACTTACATCAAGAAAGAAGAATACATCCTATCTTACATTCTTCAAGGAACTGCTTATTCACTAATGATATACGAAATGTATGGTGTCATTCCGAAAAAAGTAGTTCTCTGTATGTTGATAAGATTTGAAAAAGACAAATACAATCCATTAATGGATACTGATATTTTAGTCGATTGGAGAGTATTCAATCCTCTAGATTACATACATAAACTAAAAGAAGTATGTGACGCTTACCACTTTAAAATGTCTTGACAATTCGTTTATAAGTTGGTATAATATAAATATCATAAAGAACTTAAAGAATTTGTTTTATGACCCAAAAGGATAGTTAAGTAAGACGCGAGTTCGATTCTCGCCAGCTCCACCATACACATAACGAATTGGGGCTGACATGGATTTCGATTGCTAATGAAAGTATTGGAGAGAACAAATCGGGTGATTGACTACAATCAACTAAATTAGATGCAAACTTTTTCGCAGCTAATAATTCAGATTATTCCCCAGCGCGGGTTGCTTTAGCGGCATAATTAATCTGTAGGGTTTGGGGAATCGCCTCGTAACAGAAGATTCCCCGATTCACAACTTTTTGGATAGGGACATGAATAATAAAATTCACAAAAAAATGGGGAATAATAAAATTGATACCCCTGAAGAAATGATTGAAGATCTAGAACAAAAATTATGGGAGAGTAATCCAATGGAAGCACTACGTTATGAGAAAATTGAAACAAGAAAAAAACTGAACTGGTGGGCACGATTTTCGTTGTCTATGGTTATAGTTTTCACTTTCTTGTTTTTAATATGGTTGTTATTTTTCGGTGCATTACCTGCCGAATCTCGCGACTTGATCAATATCATGGTTGGGGCGTACGTCGCGGTGCTAGCTAAGGCCACAGATTATTGGTTCAAAGACAAAGACGACCCTGAACACAAAGAAACCGAATCGGTAAAAAATACGAATGTTTAAATTTGACTTGACAATGAAACCACAATTTGTTATAATTAAATATTATGGAGTTACAGTATGACAGAATTACTTAATATGTTTACGAGTGAACGATACAATAATGAAATCAATTCAATTGTTGAAACGACAAAGATGAGTTATCTTGATGCTATAATGTATCATGCTGATGAAAATGGTCTTGAGTCGGAAACAGTTGCTGGTTTAATTAACATCAAAACTAAAAACAAACTAAGGGAAGAAGCGGAGACCTTGCATTTTATGCCAAAGACATCCAAACTTCCTATATGATACCAAAAGTGCGACCCTTTGAAGTGTACCAAAAATACTTATCGTTGAAACAACACTTCAACAGAACGAGCTATGATTATTTTAAGTTCAACGGTAAGGTAAGAGCAAACGAATCTTCTTTCGACAAGAGAAGAGATAAACATCATTTTGTTCGATTATCAAAAATTTATAAAGAAGAAGATCTCACTAAGTTTCTTGTATCCAATTTTGTGAAGACAAGGGATTTGTGGGTGGGCAATGTAACCTCACCAGAAGGTAGGAATAATTATATTGCTTGGAAGGCGAAGATACAAAGCCTTCCTTATGTATTTGAGAATGAGATTGGTTCTTTGTTTGAAGAAAACAAAAGTTTCAATTCCATTTTTGATGTGGTGGATGGTCAACATCCTCCAATGCTTCATCATGTGTTTGGTGAAGACGTTTCAGTAGAATCTTTTATTGTTCTAGATTCGATACTGAATTTTTCCTCAATATTCAATGAGAAGATTGAGGAATCGGTCATTTGGCCGGAACTATATAGTATGTGTAATAATTATGCTCCTTTTTTGAATTTAAATAAGCAGAAATACGTAGACATACTGAAAAAACAAGTAGATTTATATTATGAATAAAGTGGATAACCAGAAATACGGAGACAGACATGGCAAATTCATTTGCTTCGCTCAAGAAGAATCGGTCCGCCGATTTAGAAAGACTCAATCAATCGATTGAGAAAATCAACAACCCTAAAAACAATTTCAGTCGTGAAGATGAACGATTCTGGAAAGCAGAATTGGATAAATCTGGAAGCGGTTACGCTGTAATTCGTTTTCTCCCATCACCAGAGAATGAAGATATGCCTTATGTGCGTGTTTTCAATCATGGATTTCAAGGTCCAGGCGGATGGTATATCGAAAATTCCTTGACAACTATCGGTCAGAAAGATCCATTGGCAGAGTATAACTCTACTCTTTGGAACTCTGGTATCGAAGCGAACAAAGAGATCGCTCGTAAACAAAAGAGAAGGTTGACTTACTTCTCTAATATCTTTGTCGTAGAAGACAAGGCGAATCCCCAAAACGAAGGTAAGAATTTTCTTTTCCGTTATGGAAAGAAAATCTTTGACATGGTTAGTTCTATGGCTAATCCTGAATTTGAAGATGAGACACAAGTAGATGTTTTCAATCTTTGGGATGGTGCGAACTTCAAACTGAAGATTCGTAAACTTGATGGGTATTCAAACTATGATAAGTCGGAGTTCATTACTGCGGCTCCTTTGTTTGAAGACGATGACAAAATGGAATCGGTTTGGAAGTCACAACACTCATTGGAAGAATTTGTCAATGAGAGTAATTTCAAGTCATTTGATGACCTGAAAACTCGTTTGGATACTGTTCTTGGTAACACTCCATCTCCTGCGATGTCAGCACCGGCTTCTGTTGAAGCGACTAGTGCTCCATTTGATGGTGGTCGCCCAATCACAAGTACACCTTCTTCTACAGGAGAAACTACTAATGATGACAACCTTGATTACTTCAAGAAGTTAGCAGAAGCGTAATCACGCAACTTTACTAACGAAATCTCTCCCTTCATCTGGAAGCCTAGGGCCGATAGGTGAGGGGTTGTTTATTACAGTAGTGTTATTGCTTACTTGATTAGTACTCATATCATTTCCGGTTACGACACTCGCATCACTTCCAGCACCACCACCACTCACACGTTCTATTTGTAATTGATTCATTACTTGCCCAGCAACAGATTGTGCCATAGGGTCAATAAATGCTGCAGCACGAGAACTACCCAAAGGAATAACTGCTTCTGGTCCTCCATCTGCAATACCACCATAAGCTGCGCCTCTTCCAGAATATGTTCCGTGTTCACCAACAACTACACCAGAGTTTGGAAGATAGGTTGGTTTGTTTACAATGAAACCACCTCTTGCTGCGCCTTCTTTTTCATCACCGCCGCCTGTAGCCCATGATAATAATGAACTAGCACCACCACTCACAGCATCAGCAATATTACCAGCTGCATCTCCTACGGCACCTACTGGATCATCAATCACTTTCATAACTTTGTCGAGTGTTTCTTTGCCAGGAATCAATGACAAAATTTTATCAAATAAATCTGTAAAAATTTTGGAGATCATATCAAAGAGGGGAGTAATCCCTGTTTTTTCTCCTATTGCTTTTGTTGAATCCCATGCACCGGCCATCCAATCTGGAAGAAGTAGAGTCCAATCAAATCCCTTTTCAGTAGTTCCTTTTTCTTTTCCTGCTTTAAATACTTTGGTCAACCAGCCAGGAAATAGGTCTGTCCATTCCCAAGCATCGGTGCCTCCTGTAACTTTAACACCTTTAATTATATTGACCAACCAATCTGGAAATAAACTATACCAATGAAAGGGGGTTTCTACAAATGCTTCAGCTGTTGAGTCAAAAATTTTCACCATCCATTCGGGGAAAAGATCTGTCCATGAGAAAACATAAGTATCTTTTGCAATCTCACCAGAAAAGAAATCTTTCAAGAATTTTGGAAATATGTCTGTCCAACTCCAAGGCTTTTCTGATATTTTTTCAGCAGTTCCTTTAAACCATTCAACAAGAAAATTTGGAAAAAGAGAATACCAACTAAAAGAAGGAACATCAACTGTGAAGTATTCTCCCTTGAATAATTTGACTAACATGGTAGGGAAAATATCAGTCCATTGAAAATCAATTTGTTTGACCCAATCTGGCATAACCACATCCCATATTGCCATAAAAGAATCTTTGAACCATGTTCCTATCGCATCAAATGAACTTGCAAGTTTTTCACCACCAATATATCCAAGAATTCCCCCGATTGCTCCACCAACTAAACCACCAATAATCATTCCAATCGGGCCTCCAATCATTCCTATACCTACACCTATGAGTGCCCATTTACCAGCATTTGCAAATGCATTTTTAAATCCAGAACCAGTTCCACCAAGCACACTTCCCATCACAGCTGATGTTTTACTAACACCCCATTCATCTGACATAAAATATCCCGCAATGCCATCTTTTACTGCAAGAGCAATTCCTGCTATTAATGCGAGCGGACCTACTAATTTTAACAATTGTGGTCCGATAGTAGTTACAAATACTTTTCCTACAGATGCAAATGCAGTTGATATTCCAGTACCAAAAGTGGCGCCAAGAGTTGCAATCATTTTCTTAATTCCACCTTTTTTGAAAAGATTTCCGAATTTAAATCCCCCTTCTTTACCACCATCTTCTCCGCTCGATGAACCCGAATCAGCTGATTCGCCTCCTGTCATCCTTAATCTTTCTTTTCTATCTTCTTTACTTTCGATATTACCAGTAATAAGTTGAAGATTTTTATCAATACTTTGCAAAAAACCAGTAGATTCTGATGCGCCACCATTTTTTTCATCGATTCCACCTGCACCATTAGCAACAGATAGACCATTTCCCTCACTAGATGTTTCAGCAGATTCGACTTCTCCACCTAACTTTAGGAATTTTAATGCGTCTTCTTTTTCTTTTATTATTTGTTTGTCAATTACTGATTTTTCATCTGCAAGTTCTTTTGCTTCTATTTGTTTAATGAGTGCTTCTCTACCTAGTATTTCACCCTCTTTTGTTGACAATAAAGTTTTTAATAACGCTTCTCTCTGTTTATCATACAGGTCTTTTTCTTCTTTGGTTTTCTTTTTTTCGGCTTCTGTCTTTTCCTTTTCTAATTTAGCATTAGCTCTTCTTCTTTTTAACGTACCGATTGTGAGAGCGTTTATGATACC